GAGAACCACAACACTCAACTCGCAGAGCAAGTTGAGTCAATCACTGATGAGTTGACAACTAAAGTAGATGATTATCTGGGTTATGTTGTAGAACAGTGGATGAAGGATAATGAACTCGCAATCACCAACGGTCTTAGAACCGAAATCGCCGAAGACTTCATGGTCGGACTCAAGAATCTCTTCGAGGAATCATACATTGATGTCCCCGATGAAAAGACTGATCTGGTCGAAGAACTCGCAACTAAGGTTAGCGATCTTGAAGATTCGCTCAATGAGCAGATCACAAACAATGTAGAACTCCGTAAGGACATCTTAGAGTCCACCTGTGATGGTGTCTTCTCTGAGGTATCGAGAGACTTAGCGGACACCGAAGTTGAGAAACTTCGTTCGTTAGTTGAAGGAATTGAGTACGAGACAGAAGAACAGTACCGGGAGAAGATCAACGTAATTAAAGAAAGTTACTTTGGTACTCATGCCTTTTCAAAGAAGACTGAACTCTTCAATGAAGCACCCCAGTCAGATTCAGAGGAAACTGTGGTAAACCCAATTACAGATCCTGTAATGTCAATGTACTCAAACGCAATCAGTAGAACTTCATCACCAAACCGACTTGATTCGTAAATTTAGTCAAACATAAATAAAAAGTGTTTAAAAGGAAACAAGGAGAACACAACAATGGACCCGAATAACACATTCAATGTAGACGAATTAAACGAGAAGTGGAAACCACTTCTCGAACATTCAGATCTTCCAAAGATCGAAGACAACTACAAGAGGAACGTAACTGCGATTCTTCTTGAGAACGAAGAGAATGCTCTTCGTGAACAGGCGCACGCCGAGGGACGACAGTTCATCTCGGAAGCAATTCCTGCCAACTCCGCAAATGGCGGTATTGGTTTTGCTCAGGGCGCAGAGAACGCACAAATGCAGGGATATGATCCAATTCTTATCTCTCTCGTTCGTCGTTCTATGCCCAACTTAATGGCATACGACATCTGTGGTGTTCAACCAATGACAGGTCCTACCGGACTTATCTTTGCAATGAAGAGCAAGTATGTCAATCAGGGTGGCGAGGAAGCACTCTTCAATGAACCAACAACCAAGTTTGCTAACACGGATGACAATGGTTCAATCGGTGCTGGTATCGTAACTACCGGTATTACTGCTGACCCACTTCTGGGTTATGATGCAACTGATACCAAGGCGACGGTCAATGCCAAGGGTATGGATGCTGGTGACGGTATGTCCACAGCAGAGGCCGAGCAACTCGGTGACGCTGCTGGAAACCACTTCAACCAGATGGCATTCTCCATCGAGAGAACGTCGGTTGTTGCTAAGACTCGGGCCCTCAAGGCAGAGTACACCACTGAACTCGCTCAGGATCTCAAGGCAGTTCATGGTTTAGATGCAGAGACTGAACTCGCTAACATTCTCAGCACGGAAATCCTTGCTGAAATCAACCGCGAAGTCGTTCGAACCATCTATCGTGGTGCGAAACTCGGTGGACAACACATCGATCTTACTAACCGTGCATTAGGAGTTACCTCCGCACTCGGTGGTACTGCTGCTTCCGCAGCAAATGATCTTCGTGGTATGGGTGGTGTCTATGACTTAGACGCTGACTCCGATGGTCGTTGGAGTGCTGAAAGATTCCGTGGACTCATGTTCCAGATCGAACGTGAAGCAAACGTAATCGCCAAGCAAACTCGACGCGGTAAGGGTAACTTCATCGTCTGCTCCGCAGACGTTGCTTCTGCCCTCGCAATGGGTGGATTCCTCAACATCTCACCTGCTCTCAACGTCAACCTCAACGTCGATGACACTGCCAGCACTTTCGCTGGTGTCCTCAACGGTAAGATGAAGGTTTACGTCGATCCATACGCAGGTGCAGGTACTGATGCCGTCTCACGCAACTTCTGCGTGGTTGGTTACAGAGGTACTTCACCTTACGATGCTGGTATGTTCTACTGCCCATACGTTCCACTCCAGATGGTTCGTGCGGTTGGTGAAAACACATTCCAACCCAAGATCGGATTTAAGACTCGTTACGGACTGGTAAACAACCCGTTCGTCTCGAACGCAGATCCATCTGCTTCGGTTCGTGTTAACCAGTATTACCGAATCTTCCGTATTGATAACCTGCATGGTCTCAGTGACGGTCAAGCATATAATGCCTGATCGGTAAGTAAAACGTAAATCAG